GGGGATTAATTTTGGGCTATGTCTTAGGAGCCTGCTCCGGTTGACATAATAGTACCTGCTGGCACTAGGAAGCCGCCCGTCGCTATATGACGGATCCTCATCTCCCAATCGTCGTTGTCAAAGGATCCCTCACGTGAAGGAACTTCGCCTCCACCTAGGTACAAGCCACCCATTGCCTTGATGCGCAATTCTGGGGTCTCGTATCCACGTAGGAATCCAAGGCTAACACCGGGGTTCAACTGTTGTGAAGGAACTGGAATTAGGTACCAGAAGTTTCCTGCACTTGGGTTGATGCGGGTCAACCAGTCGTTTACAACCACGTTGATGGATGAAGCGATTGGGTTTCCACTGATGGTGGTCTGAGTTACTGAGTTTAGGGTCTCCTCGTTGCGAACTTCCTGAATTGCAAGAATCTTACGAGCCTGCAGCTCAAGTCCACGTGGCACAACCAGTGCGAACTGGGTGATAGGAGTGATGAACTTACCGTTGTAAGTCTGACGGTTTACAGCGTCAATGGCTGCCTCTAGAGAGTCTAGGGTTAGCTCAGGGTTTCCGCTGATGACGTTCTGGTTGGTAGCGTTGAAGTTAGTGCTGTTTACACCGCTTGGGGTGATCAACTGCTTGGTAACTTCCTCGTCTTCCTTACCAGCGGCCTTTTGTGCCATCTCGATAGGTAGACGCTCCAACAGGCCAATCTGACCGTCGTTTACGATTGTCTCCCAGCTGAAGCGGATTCTCTGACCTGACTTTTTGACAGATAGAGTCTGCTCACTGGCGTCAAAGAAGCCAGCGGTTGGGTACTCATCGTACTCACCGACTGTTGGCAATGAACCATCACGGAAGGTGTCTCCCTGATTGTCTTCGCCTCCATCGGTGTACTGTAGGCTCTGGAAACGTACTGGTCGGAAGTCATCCATGACCAAACGTGTTGAGAACTCGTTCCAGATTCTTGGCTGGTACTCGTACTCTTCCAGAAGGATTTTATTTAGGGTAGGCACAAGTAGCTCTGGTAGGTCGCTTGTTGCGATACCTTCCTGAAGCTTTAGCTTGTCCATTCTGTCGCCTCGTAGAGCGCCCTCAAAGAGCTTAGCTGCCTCAACGTGGCGTGACGTAATGTTCTGAGTCATTATCTATTCCTTTTCTTACTAGGCGCTCTGAATTAAGCGAACGTGGACTCCGGCAGTACCAATTTTGGTAACGTGACCAACAACCTTGTCAGTGTCAGTGTCGCTAACCTCAGCGATAACACCAGTGGTGCCGTCTGCTGATCCGTAAGCTACGCTTCCAACTGCAAGACTTGAACCGGATGCCTCTGCAAATGCGAATACGCCATCCATCTTCAAAGTGGCGTAGGTGTTGCCATCTTCACCAGTGACGGCATCATTTTGGGCTACTCCGACGATCTCGCCTACCTGCACAAAGTCACCACCGGTTACGCTGGTGTGTACAGGGAATACGAGCTCGCTGCCCTTGGTGTAAATCTCGTTTTCTGACATTTACTTTTCCTTACTTTCTCTTGATGCGTGACACAACTGCGTCAAACTCATCGGTGGTTGATGAGGTGTTAGCCTCGTGGACAACACCCTTTGTGTCGACTGCTGCTGCTGCGACTGACTCCTGCAGGGAATCTGCATAAGCTTTTTCGTCAGCAATAAGCTCGTCTACACTCTTGGCGTTCTGGTCTGACTTCATGGTCTCTGCTACACGCTGTAGCGCAACCTTTGGAAGTCCAGACTCGTTGAACTTCTCTGCAACTTCAACTGGATCTACGGCTGGAGCTTCATCCTCCACGGCCTCATCCACAGCCTCAGCTGATTCCTCCACGAGAACAGATACTGACTCGCGCAAAGGAGCTAGAGCGTCAACAAAGGTCTCTTTAAGGTCAGCTAGGGCTGCCTCAAATTCTTCCTTGCTAATTGACATTTCATTTCCTTCCGTATTGGATTCGGCTACCAAATCGGTAACGTTATCATTGTTTTTGTAGCTTTCCAGCAGAGCGACGAATTTGCCACCTGCACCTGCCACTGTGACCACATCGACGCTGGTCATTGGATCTTCTACCAATGACTCGACGATTGGTCCCTGCCTACCCTCTGCCTCGCCCATGTAGCTGTTGCCCATGGCGTGAATCGACAGACCAATGTCATCTGCCATTTCTTTGATTATTGGCGCATAGTGAGAGTAAAATTCAACGTCAGCATACAAAGCTCCCTCTCGGAAGTATGAGCTGCTAACTAGCTTTCCTGCCAACTGGTGAACATCACGCTCTGGGCGGTCAGTTGACTCGGAAGCACTTGGGTGGTTCATAAAAACTTTTGTGCCCTCTTTGAATACTGCGGGGCCATATTGCTTGAGCATGTCTGCTGGGTAGTAGCCTGAGCTTCCCCATCCAGCTTCGATAACCTTGACACGCCATTTATTTTTTGAGTCGGCAGAATATAGGCTGGCCGCCTCGTTGAGCTTTGTCGTCATATCACTCCATAACAGAATTATCTAATAGAAATAATATCACAACGGACTTCTTAGGCATTTGGTTCGTTGTCAGCATCACGCAAGTCGTTTGCCTGATCCTGCATAGAACCTACTGCACCAGTGTTTCCCTGACCCGGAATTGGACTGTCGCTGTCACCGGGGGAGTATGGGTCATCGTCTACTGGGGGAGGAGTGCTGTGCATCTTTGGCACATCCAGAGTCTCAATAACTGCAGCACGGTATTCGTCATCCCAAATCGCATTGGTCTCACGTGCAAGTGCTAGAGCCTGCATCAATCTCTGTGATGGCTCAACCTCAATCTTCGGCCATGAAACATCGTAAGTATTTGCGCCCATCCAACGAAGCACACGCTGGTAGAACTGGGTCCAAACATGCTGACGTGACTCCATAGCTTTCAAAGTTGGAATATCTAGTGTCTGTGCGGTTCCGTAAGACCCACCACTTCCGGGATTGCTCAAAAGCGTAATCACAGAAAGCTCAAGTGCAGATGCAACCATCGCAGCTAGTGGTCGACCAGTCTCTAGGTCAACGCTGTTTGCACGAGGCAGCGAGGATAGCTCCATGCCATCTCCAGTGACCGCAGTCGAACCTGCTGTTGAGGGTGTGGCCACACTTGCAGCCGCAGCTGTTGCACCAGCTTTAGTCTTAGTGCGTAACTGCCATGCGAACATAGCAAGTGATTTCAAAAGGCGTGAACCGTCTTTGAGGTACTCGTTGTAGGCATGTGCCCATGGGAGCGCCGGTAATGCATCAGGGACTCCCCAGATTCGACCCGCACGACGATTCACACGACTGTAGAACATTGTTTTGCTTGCATCAACTGGCTGGTTTTGAATCTGAGTTGCAAAACGGCCTCTTGGCTGATAGGTGTCAACTGGATACCAAACCTCTTTGGCAATCAAGCTGTCGTAGTTTGTGTAAAAGTCCATGCTGGTCTGATTCCAAGTACGGCGAATGTAGCGGATACGCTCTCCGTCGTCTGGGTCAGTGACAACGCCTGTAATCTCATCAAACGGGATGCGCTGTAGTTCCTTGGTCTGGTTATCAGCAAGAATAAAGAACTGGCCATCAGTAAAGTGGCTACGCTCGTTGATCAGCTGTGCCTCTGAGCTAAACAGCACATCTTGGTTCTGAGGGCTGTCAATCAGTCGCTTGATGCGAGCTGGCTGGTCTGCAAAGCTAACTCCACGACCAAAGATGTAGCTTGTACGCATTGCACTTCCACGCTTTAGCAGTGGGTTACCTTCTGTGACCTCACGAATCTTAGAAGCAGCTACTCGCAGCTCGGTCAGGGTAAAGCCCTCTTGACCAAAGTGAGTTCCTAGTGGGTTCCAACCATCATCGTCAAACTGGATGATTGCTTGCGCCATCGAAGCGTAAGATTCCCTAAGCAGTTCATTCTCTGCCGTCATCTGCTCGAACTGTTTTATGAAATCTGAGTTGTTTGACACTAAAAATCCTTAATTTTTATTTAATAATACCATGTTTTTGCATATATTTTACTAAATTCATTGCATTTTGCGGGTCATTCTTGTAAAGACCCTCTGCAACATTACATCTTCTGCAAAGCGTGCCTCTTAAGCACTTGCCACAAGTGTTTGTTCCGGGGCAGCAAGAATGATCATGGTCAATGCAAAGATTATCTGAGGATCCGCAAACAAGACATCCATTTTCTATAAACTTGTAATACTGCTCTTCGTCTAGCTTATATTTTTTTTGTATAGACCTTAGTTTTACAGCTTCCTTGTTTCTTTCGTAAGAAGCTCTATTTACCTCAACCTTGCAAACTTTACATCTTTTTTCGTAACCATCTGAATACTTAGAAGATTTAAAAAACTCAGATTCGCCTTTTTCTAAATTGCAAATATTACATATTCTCATGTAATAATTATATCATGCCATAAATTATGCTTTTTGTGGCTACCATGTCCAACCCGAATAAAACGGGTCTTGGACAGTCATTAATTCTGGGTCAGCATACACTCTGTCACCAGCTTTTTTGTCTCCGTAGGGACTTGCCACCACGTGATCAAGGTTCACAGTCGCATAAACAGCAGCATCCAAGCTGTCAGGGGACTTGACGCCACGAGACTTCATGTCGTCTTTGCTTTCGATTTGAATTGACCCAAGCTGAGAAAACTTATACCTGAGCATCATCATCTCATCAAATATCTCTTTGTCGTCTGGGTCGATGTCAATCTTGCCGTTTAGCATCTGCTCGCGAAGCGAGTCAAAATTATATGCTCTGGCATTGTAATATCTAGACTTGTCGGGACTTGCGGCAGATCCCATCATTGAGATTACTGTGTATTTGTTCTCGGCTAAGACTGCCAGCTGGTCAATCACGGGTCCACCTAGACCTGCACCATCGACTCGCACCTGAGTT